ACACCATTGTTGCCTGTTGATATATCTCCTGTAGCTATAAAATTTCCTGTAACTGTTGCACCAGTAGATGTTGTTTCAAATTTCTTAGAGTTGTCATGGTAAAGTTCAACAGCATCATCAGTTTTAAATCTAGCAAGAAATTCTGAATCACCTTTTTGTAATTCAATTCCAGTTCCATTTGATTTAATTGTTAGATTACCAGTTCCTTCATCTGCAATAAAACTATGACTTCCATCATGGTAAATTTCTAAATCGTTTCCAGTTCCTAATCTTATTTTGCTGTTATCAGTTAAATCTAATCCTGTAATTCCTGTGTATGTTCCAGTAATTCTAGCATCTGGTACTGTACCACTTGAAAGATTTGATGCGTTAAGACTTGCAACAGAGAATGTTCCAAAAGTTACAATATCTACAACATCACCATTTGAAAGAGCAGAAGCAAAGACAATAGAACTACCAGATGTAACTGTAACATCTGTTCCATTAACCATCTTAATACCATTTAGATATACATCTATAAATCCAGCATCATAAGCAAGTGTATTACCATTAGCATCTGATCCACTAAAAGTAGTTGGAGTTCCAGAAGCTACAAACTTAAATCTGTCTGAAGTTCCATTAACTGATGATCCAGCATTTTGCCATCCACTAGCACCATATACATTTAAAATATTTGTTGATGTATCAAAGTATAAATCTCCAGAATCTAATGAAGTTGTAGGAGCTGAAGATGCAACTCTGTATCTATCAGCAAAAGAGTTTACTCCAGTAATATTTGCAGCTGTTGTGTTTACATTTGCAATCGAACCGCCAACATTATTAACATTAGTTATTGATCCAGCTACTGTATTAATGTTGCTAGAATTTGAATTTACAGAATTAATATTAGTTTCATTGTTTGCTACTGAAGTTACATTTGAAGCTATTCCAGCTACAGTATTAATATTGGATGCGTTTGAAACTGCTGAATTTATATTCGATGCGTTAGCAACAGCTGCATTAATATTAGAAGCATTTGCAACAGCTGCATTAATATTAGATGCGTTTGCAACAGCTGAGTTAATATTGTTTTGGTTAGTAACTGTTGGAGTTAATTGAAGCCAAGTAGTAGTAGAAAGGTTATAAACCTTCATTACATCATTAGTCGTATCAAAATATAATGCTCCATCTTTTAAAGCATTACCATCATTGTCAACTGTTGGATCAGATGATTTAGCTCCTAGAAAACTGTCATCAAATAAATCAAAAGTAGCTTCTGCAGCACTAGCAGAGTTAGCAGATGCTGTAGCTGAGTTAGCAGAATTTGTTGCTTGAGTAGAAGCTGTTGAAGCTGATGAAGCAGCATTTGTTTCTGAGGTTGACGCAGCAGATGCTGAGTTAGCACTAGCTGTTGCTGAATTTGCACTAGCTGTAGCTGAGTTTGCGGCAGCTGTGGCAGAGTTGGCAGCTGAAGTAGAAGATGTAGTTGCTGTTGCAGCATCTACAATTAAATCCCATTTAGCTGAATCTGTATTACTTGTTAATGGTTGTGAACCAGAAGATGTATGAGCTGTGTTAGCCATAAAGATATTGTTAGTAGAAGTATCTTTAACTAAATCTCTAACTTGATATGCAGTTGATGCTGACCAGTTACCTCTGAAAGTTCCTAGTTCTTGAGTTACTGAAAGTTCTCCAGAAGAATCAAAAGATAAAACTTTATTGGCTCTGTCTGTTGCACCTACAGTAAACTCTGTAGATGTCATAGTGTTTGTTCTTGATAATTTAAGTGATCTGTCTACTTCCTCTTGAACCTGTTGAGTAGTCATGGTTGCACGATCCAAACCCTCTTCATGTGATTCCGCAGGGAATGGATCATTAGCGATATAATCTATCGCTTGAGTTTGCGGAACTTCTCTAATGATCACAACTGTTTCACCAGACGCTGGAGTATTACCAGTAGTAAAAGTTATTGAACCTCCACTAGCATCTCCTGCACCTGCTACTGTATAGTGAGTAGTTAAAGTTTTAACAGTTTCAGTTCCTGTTGATGATCTAATAATTACAATTAAATCTGAGTCCGCAAATATTTTAAAACCATAAGCAAATTGGGTTGTACTCCCATTACCAGAGTAGGAATTTTTTACTGTAGTTGAAGATACTGTCATGTTACTATTCCTATATTACTTTTCTCTTACTAATTCAAGATAACTTAATCCTTGTTGAGCAAAATTTATCATTAATTTATAATAGTCATCTATTAACTCTCTTTTTTCATCTGGTGTAGGTATATCACCATTTGGAAATTGTTTTAAGTTATATATGTTTCTTATCTGTTTATCTATCTCTTTTATTGATTTTCTATATTCTAATAATTGAACTTCGTCTACATTTAATGTTTCTTTTAGTTTTTGATATTCCTCAAAATCTCCTGCTTTTTTAGCAAAATCCATACCATTAATAATAGTTTCTATTTTTTCATATTCTTCAAAAAATTTAACTATAGATTGAGCTGAATATCCTGGAACATCTCTTATATCAAATGCTCTAATAACTGGTATTTTAGATAATGTATCTGTAGGTTTTATAGGATCATCTATAATTTTACCTTTAATTAAAGCATAATCTAAAGTGTCTATAATATATCTACCTATTCCACCTGTCCATGATCTAAATACATTTTCTGCATGAATAGGATTGGTTGCAAAAAAACTGTCATCTCCTACTAATCCATTAATTGTTTTAGAAAGTAGTTTAAATGTTTCAGATGTATATTCAGTATAATAAAATTTATTAGGTAAATTTTTATCTAATGATTTTGGTACTATTGGAGCATCTCTAAAAATACTATAGTTCGCAAGATTTTCTGCAAGAGGTCTTATAGCAGTAGGAATAGGATAAAATCCTTTAGCATTATTCATAAAAAAATCTTTTGCAAATCTTTTCCATTCTTGAGGTTCATTTGTTCTTATCCAATCAAAACTTTTTTCTAATATAGAAGATACCAACGTACCTACTTCGAATGGTTTTGGAAATCTGTATGCTTTATCATTTATTTTAAAATAATAATAATTTTGTTTAATCCAATCTGGTTCTTCTTTGTAATCTTTATCGTCATAGTTTAACATATAAAAACCTATAGTTGGAACTGCAACATAAGCACCAATCATAGCTGTAGTTCTTCCAGGTGTGTCCCTAAATGCTTCATATAATCTTGTTAAACCTTGAACTCTTGCGTTCCAAAATGGAACAAGTCTATTTATGTTTTGACCTAACGATCCTCGTTTAGCATAATCTAAAAGATTTCTTGCTTCAAACCCCCCTCTTTCAAGAGCCTGTTTTTCTGTTAAACCTTTTTCAATAGCTTTCTTATAAGTTTTTTCAAAAATTCTAAATCTTGTCATTTCCTCTGATAATCTTGTTAATGCTTTAAATGGTGCTAATATACCTCGATCAGCATTTCTTACTGGACCTTTAGCAAGAATATCGTAAACTTTACCATCAAATATATTTGGTTTATCAACTGCAAGTAATGTTGATTGCATACCACCAGATTTCACATATTTTTTATACATCTCCATTGTTTTTTTATTATTACCTTTTGTAATAATATTAAATGCACCAATGATGGAATCTTGTATTGGAACAAATCCAACTTTATTTAAAAAACTTGCTTGCATAGTATCTCTAAAAAAGTTTGGTACAGCAAAGTCTGGTATTAATATTGCACCAGCTCTTAGTGTTCTTGCAGGAGCTCCAAGATAATTCATTAACATATTAGATCCTTGTTGATCTAAAGTTTTAAAAGCATTAACATAATCTTTTCCAACATTCCAAGTTTCTAATTTACCATCTCTTCTAAAAGTTAATAATTCTTCTTTAGGAACATTAGTTGTTTTAGGATTTACTTTATTAAAAAATTGAAAAGTATTAGGATCTTTGGCTTTTGATTTTGCAACCATATCAATAAAATTTAATTTAACTTGATTTCTTTCAACAGCATTTACAATCGTATTTGTGTTTTTAATCATTTGTTCTAAAGGTGGATATACTCTTAACTTACTACCTTCTATTTTTTTAAATGGGTTTACACTACCTTCTGCTACAACTGGTTTACCATCTTGTAAAAGTTCTCTTGCAAAAGTAACATAATTTTTATTGGCTTCTGTCATAGCAGTAAATGCTTCAGCAGTTATAAAACCACCATCTCTTGCATATTCTAAAAGTTGTCTTTGATAAGTGTCAGTTTTTTTAGCAGTTTGTTCAAATTGAAATTTATATTTGTTTACAAACTCTTTTGCAGTTGTAATATTAAAACCTGTTTCAATACCTCTAGCATCTAATTCAATAGCTCTTCTATTTGTTAAATATGTTTCAAATAATTGTGTTTCAGTTTTACCTTTTTTAACTATATCTTTAGTAACTTCTTTTAATCCTAAGCCTTTATCTGATAATGTTTTTCCATTTAAAGTATTGTATTCAATAAAATATGCAGCTCTATTTGGCATACCTTCCATAATTCTTGCTTGTTCATATAAATTTAATTTTTCAATACCAGTTTTAGTATTAATTTTTGCTTCTCTCATTGCTTCTAAAATTGGATATTTATTATCTATACCTTGTATTATTGATTTTCTTTTAACTGTTGATCCCATTTCTTTTAGTCTTTCAACAGTTGGTATTTCTATTTTAGGTTTAAACGCAATATTTTGTGCAGCTTGATTTGCTAAATCATCTTTAAATAATTCTTTTGGTTTTTCTGGTTTTACTTTTTGTTCTACAGTTTTTCTATCTAATAAATTTTTATAAGCTCTTACATAAGTTCTTGATGATACATCTTCTAATATAGTTTTATCAAGTATAGAATCTTTAAATACTTGATTAGGTTTTTTACCTGTATCTATAAAAATTTGTTTAGTTCTATTCTCCATAACTTTTTTAGGTTGTACTGCACCTAAAGCACCAAACATAACTGCTGAATAACTAAATTCTTTTAATGTTGGAAGTTGTTGATTAATTATTGCACCAGCTCCTTCAAATGCTGTAAGCTGTGATGCTACTCTTGTTAAATATCTGTCTGCAAGTTTACCAACAAAAGGTATTTTTAATTGTGGAGCAATAGCAGCAGTTGCAAATATTGTTCCTTGTTTAGCACCTTCTTTAATACCTTCTTGTAAAAAATTTTTTAATATTTCAACTGGTTGTCCATAAGATTGTTGCTCTAATCCTTTTAAAATTGTTTCTCTTGCAGCACCAGGAATAGCACCAGCAGTAAATGCACCACCTATTGGACCACCAACTGATGCTCCTGGTAAATAACTTAAACCATACACAGGTAATTCTGCACCAAGTGTTAAACCTCTTTCTAATAAACCTTCAAACCAAGTATAATCTTCTGGTTCTTCTTGTGTAAATGCTTCTGATAAACCTTGATCTGTAGCTAATCTATATGTCATGTCATATAGTGTTTTACCCCAACCTCTTTTTAATATTTCGTCTCCATCAAATTCTTTACCTACTACTAATTCTTTTAAAGATGGAGCATCAGCTTGATCTATTTTTGATTGATATAACAGTTCATCATCTGGTGATATAGATTCTTGTGTGTAGTATTCATTTTCTAATTGTGCTTTTACACTATTAAAATAATCTTTGTTGGCATTATTGTTTGCAGGAACTACACCAAATTCTTCTGCTACTTCTGCATTACTAAATCCAGCAGAATTTAATTTAATAACTTTATCTTTTTTCCAATCCTCTATTTCTTTTTTAGAAAAACCAGCATCATTTAAGACATTTGTTTGTTCTGCAAGACTTGTCATTATGGAGAAGCATCCTTTACATCTATACCTTTAGATATTCTATCTAAATATTCTTGTGGAGTTTCTCCTTCTAGTCTTGGAATTACATCTGTAATATTATTTTCTTTAGCCATATCAATAATAATGCTACCTAAGTCTGAAGTTTTAGGTAAATAATTTTTTATATCTTTGGCAATGTAATTTTCAGATGTGTAACTTAATAAATCATTTGGTTCAACACCTTGTGCTAATCCACTTAAATATCTCATGTGCAATGTTTGTCTTAATTCACTAGCTTTAGCATTATACTCTTTATCAAAATAACTTAAAAAAGTATTACCTTGAAGTAAAGGTACAAGATTTTCAAAATATTTTAAGAATTGTTGATCTTGTTTTTTAAAAGTGTCATTGTTATTTCTTATAATAACATCTGATAAAAATTTAAAATCTTTATCATTAATAGTTTTATTGCCAGTTCTTTCTATAATACTTTTAGCTTCTGTTTCTCCAGCTAATAAAAATTTTGTTGAAGTATTTTTTATTTCTCCAGATGCTATTTTATTTATTACATCTGTATTGGTATTATAATTTGTGTCAAAACTAAATTGTTGATTAACTACTTTTTCATTTAAACTTACTATTTGATTATCAGTTTCTATATCTCCAGTTTTAAATTGTTCCAACTCCTCTGTACTAAAACCAAATTTTTGTTTATCTCCATATTTTTCCATAAAGTCTTTTGATTTTTCAATAATGCTTTGATTTAAAACAGCACTTGTTACATCTGCTTGTTGTTTAGCAAGTGTACCAAATTCACTTATTAATTTTCTTCTTTCATCACCTTGAATTGTAGTAAAGTTTTGCACATCAGATAATATTAAAAATGCTTGTGAAGCATTGTTTCTTGCTATTTTTCTAACTTGTGCAACCTCAACTAAATTGGGTAATTTATCTTTATATATTTGTAAATCTGCTTCAGAAATTAAACCATCACTAACTAAACCTTGATAATCATTAAATATAGATTCTGCTAAAGTTGAAAGATCAAATGCGTTATCACTTTCTACTGCGTTCATAATTTTATTTTCAACTAAAGAATTAACTTGACTAACTCTTGATTTAACCATGTTAGCTCTAGTTTGTTTTAAAATATTATTAACATAAGATGGTTTATTAGATGAAATATTTAATTCAAAATATTTTTGAATATAATTATTATTTGCTTGTGATTTATATTTATCAACTACTTGTTTATAGCCTTGATTAAAAAAATTAACTCCTTGTTCTGGTGTAGATTTTAATTTAGATTTTTCTTTTAATTCTAATAATTCTTGATTAGCATTTGCTATTAGTTCTCCACCTTCTACTTTATTAGATATTTCTTTTTCTTTAACATAAAACTGTGTTACCGCATTAGCTGCAGGTAATAAAGCTCCAGCTAAACTGCTTTTAGGTGAAATTTGTATATTACTTTTTACAGCTCCAACTTCAGCAGTGGGTGCAACTTGAGATGTAAATGTAGGTATCTTTGGCATTATCTATTCCTTGATCTGTTAGAAGATTTAGATCTTACTCTTAAATTACTTCTGCTATTGTTTCTAGGGTTTCTATCTTTATGATCTATATCTTTACCCAATATACTATTACCAAGTTTTTTTTTCATAATTCTTCTTGCAGTATTTCTACCAGCTCTATTCTTTTTTTGTTTTGATTTAGAGTGGTAGTTTTTATATTCTGATTTATAATTTCTCATTACTAACTAAACATTCCCATTTGTTTCATTGTTAATAAACTAGAACCAGCTTGTGAAAGATAACCGATAGCTTGTTGTCTACCTTGCATCCTTGCTATTGATCCAGACATTCTAGCAAAATTAGCTTCTTCTAATTTTTTAGCTTCAGCAACTTTACCATTGTATTCTATAACATCTCTTTGAAGTTCAGCTTGTTCAGCATTTGATTGTAAAATTTTTAATGCAGTACCAGATAATTCTACACCACTTTTTAGTGTGCTAACTTTACTTTGAGATTGTAATTTTTCAAAACTTTGATTAAATTTTTGTATATTAAATTGTGTTAATTTAGCTGTTGCTGCAGCTTCTTGTTCGGCAACAAGAGCATTTCTATTTGCAACATCTTGATTAAATTTTCCTATTTGATTAGCAGAAGATGCTGCTGCTACACTTAATACTGGTCCTACAAAAGGTGCTACTGCTCCCATTAGAATAACCTCGCATACATATATTGGTCTGAACCATCAAAACCCCATTTTTTCATCAAACCTTCTTTTTCTAAACCTAACCATTCTGCAAATCTTTGACCTTCAGAAAAATCTTTTCTAATTGCAGATTGAACTCTAGTAATATTATTTTCTTTAGCAACTCTTGCAAAATCTTTTTTAATTGCTTTAGCAACACTAAGTGGATGTTTCCACATCTCGCTTGTTGCAATCACCCAACCTTCAGCAACTTGACCCCAAACCATTTTCATTCCTGCAGCAAAGATAGGTTCATGATTAACGATACCAGTAAATGCTAAATGATCTTGTTCTAAGTTTCTAGCATCACCATCAACATTAATATAATGTCTATCTGCTTCTAATACTTTATGGTTCATTTGTTGAGATAAAATAAATTTTCCATGTTGTGCAGTATAAGGCACTATATTTAGTATATTATCCATCATTTGTTACTAACCTTGGGTATAACGATAAAATTGTAAAAGGTAAAGGTTGTGTTTGTCTAACAAAAATAAACCCATCTGTCTCGTAATTTCCTCTAAATTCTACTTCTTTATCTCCTGTAAATGGTGGTATACCTTCATCCATTAAGTTCGCAGAAGTTCTAAAAGGTATTCTTTCCATATCATCTAAGTTTGGTCCAACCTCTATACCTATAGTTTCAAACATTCTAACTGTAATATCATATATTCTTTTAGTTTTACCTTGTGATGTACCATCTTGTGAACCAGCATCTAATCTCATTGTCTGTAGTAAAGATGTAAAAGCTAAACCAATCTTAACATCTTTTGCTGAACGATCTAAAGTTACCGCACCAGAGCTTACAGTTTTATTTGGATGCGTTGCACCATCTGCTAATATTGAAACAACTTGTCCTTCAAGGTGTGATAATCCAGAAAGATTGGTAACTGCTGAACCACTATAACTTAAAGCACTATCTAAAAAATTAAATGATGTGTTATCTGCTTCGTCAAAATCAAGTTCGTTTAAATATTCAACATATCTTTTAGTTGCACCATTAACTGTTCTTTTTATAATTACATAAGTTTGATATTCTTTATCATCTGTAGGAATAACAGCTACACTTTCTGCTACTGCTTTACCTTCGCTTGTTGATGTTAATCTTGTTTTGTCAAAACTTTTAATCGTTAAATATCCTGTTGCTTCATGTGCTGTTTCAGTAATTGTAACTACTGCACTTGATACTGTTGCAGTAAAATTAGCGTGAGCATTGATTGCATTTTTTAAATTAGTTGCGGTAGTATTATTATTGGTTTCAGTTTTAAATTGATTTGTTCCAGCAGTTCCTGTCGTAGATTCAAAATCTACAGTTGTACCATCTGATTTAGTTAAAGTAATTTTAGTTTTATTTGCAATGTTTGCATAATCGGAAACTGTAATTGTTGCTATACCAAATCTTCCACCAAAAATATGTCTATGCCAAGCGGTTACTTGTTGTTCTCTTTGATAAGTTAATCCTACTAACTCACCATCTTCTCTTGTTGCGTAAACTATTTGATTTGGTTCTTGTTGATATGCGACTTGAGTTAAACCACCTTCAGTAATATGTTCTGCAAGGATTGTCATGTCTGGAGCTACATAACCATCAACGTCAAAGTTATAAGCTAATTCTCTAATCTTTCTTCTAGCTCTTTGTAAAAATAATGTAGCGTTACCTACAGCTATGGCATCTATATTAGCTGCACCATGGTTAGATTGTTTTTTAATTAATATGTTTGTTGGAGTAATAGCACTATCTGTACCACCTCCAGATACTACAAACTCACCACCTGCAGTACCAATAATTAAAGTTCTTGTTGCTGTCATAAAACGAATAGCATTAACTTGGTTAGATGCGATTGTATAAATAATTGCATCATCGTCTGCAATCGTTCCACCAAGATTAGCATCCATGTTTTCATAATCACCAGACTTTGAAAAGTAAACTGTTTGTGGATTATTTAATGTTGCAGCAAATACTAATCGTTGTTCAAAAAAGGTTACGCAAGAAGGATGACCTGTAGTATCTGAAAATGCTCCAAGAAACCAATTAGTAATTGCGTTAGCATTTGCAAAAGCTGTTGTTATATTTGCTGTTACAACTGTTGTGCTTGTTATAGCTGTAATAACTCCATAACCATCATTAAAATGTATTTGTCTACCAACATCTGTTGCTAAAAATCCAGAGCCACCATTTATTCCTGTAACTGCAGAAGCAGTTATAGTTCTTGATCCTGTTGAAGCATTAGATGGTGTTAATGTTGTTGTGGTAGTGTTAGGATCTAAGAATGGTCCTTTAGTAAAATCAACATCTGTAAGTGTCCAAGATGTATGACCTGTTCTTGATAATTTTTCTACTTCATGATTGGGATGACAGATGTACATAACGTCAGCACTCTGTGCAAATTTTAAATCAAACAATTCTGCTTCTAGATATGGTGTTGTTATTTCAAAAACTTTATTAGACACACCACCAGAAGTATAAGTAGTAAATGACGAACTATTTATATTTACTCCATCTTTATCTTGTAGTTCAAATGTATTGGTGGTTTTGTTTGCAACTAAAAATCTTTTACCATTAACTTCTGTCATACCTCCAACACCACTAATTAATATTTCATTACCATTGTCATAACCATGTGATGTAGCAGTTACTACAGCAGGATTAGCTTTTGTAATTGCAGATATAGTTTTGTCTCCTTCTAGTACAGCACCATTATCTTTATAGACTCTTATTTTTAAATTTGAAAACTCAAGCATATAAGTTTGAGTTGTAGAAAATTCAAAAGGAATTAATCTTGTTTTTTTTGTACTATCTGCAACTTCTGCAACAAAATTTGTACCTGGTCTACGAGCAGCACTACCATGTGGATATACGACTAAATTTTCTAATGTTGCACAACCAGAAGAATATTTTGCTAAATCATTTCTACCATCTAATCTTGGAGATAATTCACCACTTGTAAAGTTCGTTAATTGAACTGCAACTCTAGCCATATATTAGTACCTTGAATTAATAAATGTACCTGCGTCTATTGAGTCTGTCATTCCTAAATCTTGATCTATATTTTGACCTTCAGTTGAATCTACAAATCTAGCATCTCTTAGTTTGTCTTGAAACAATGTATACATATTTTGAGCTGTTTGATTATTAGAAGTAATTGCAAAAGCAATATCAGCACCTAGTGATGCAGATAAGGTTTCTCTTAATAATTCATCATACTGATTAGGATCAGTAATTCTAGCAACATATAATATTTTCATACTAGATGTATTAGATAATATTTTTCTACCTTCTACTTTGTAATTAGATTCATAATCTAATATTCTAAGTAGTCTTAAACAATCTGATGGTAGTGTGAAAGAAACTTTAAAACCCCATGCAGGAGCTGTACTGTCTGCTGCTAGTTCTACTCTTTTTTGTAAGCAGTTCCAAGGATGTGATCTAAACACACCATCTCTTACTTGAGTATATCTTTGATTACAAATTCTAGCGTTTTTTGAATCTTCTGTAAGTGAAAGTATAGTTGATGCACCAAGCTGGTTTAATGCTCCATTACAAATATCTACTACTGATGCCATACTACCTCTTTATAATATATTTGCGTCTTATTTGTCTATCTTTTTCTAACGCAAATATTTCTTCTTCTGTTCTCTCTTCTTTAGTGTCAAAGCCATAATGATATTTGGTATCATGTTTAAACCTATCTACTAACACATATCTGTATACATAATTATCTTTTTTAAAATGTAATACAGGTTTTAAATCTTGTATTTTCTTCATGCACTCTAGGGGGTTTCCACTCTCGCTTCCACCCCCTAAAATTTTATTTATTAGTCAATTACATATAACATTTGCAACTGAATAGTACCAGTACCATTAGCACCTGCTAATGTAACTGTAACTGGAACACCATCTTCGTTAGCATCTGTTACTGAATTTTTTCCTAAAGCTATAGTGTCAAGAACCGCAACACTTTGAGCAGAAGTAGACGCAGCCGCAGCTTTGAATTCATCTACATCAACAGCTTGTGCAGTTCCATCTGCTTTTGTATGAGCAGCGTAACCTACAGAAATAGTTGTACTAGATCCTAAAGCATCGTAACTAACAGCACCAGATAATAATCTAGCACCATTAGGAATAACGAACATAGTAATAGTAGATTGTTCAGCACTTGCTTCGTATTCAGCAAATGCAGCTCTTACTCTACCAGCAAGTTCGTTAGTCTTTACTTTAACAGAAGGTGTACTAGCAATTTTCGCATATTGTATTGAATTAGCCATATATATATCCTCCTATTATGCTTCTTGACATACTATACCAAGAACTTTTGCTTCTTCCATTCTAGTAGCACCGATTGATTGGCAGTAGTAAACTTGAGTAGCGTAAGATTTGTCTGCTCTTTCGTCTATTCTAGCTGATACGTCTTTACCAATCGCAAGAGTGATTCCATCCTGTGCGAAAGCTATGCAAGTTCTGTCATTACCAGATTTTGCAAGTCTGTTTGATACAGTAAATTTAAACCCAAGGAACGAGTCGATTTCACCCTGTACTAATGCTTTTACAGTATTGAAATCTGAACTTGTTACTTCAGTTGTTGATAAAAGGTTTGTGATTTGCTCTGGTCCCACGATAATGTGTCTTGGGATTGAAGGATCAACACTTGCTAGATCAAAAGTCTGCTTAGCAGTTCTTAACTTAGCGATTGTTAAACCAGCTCCACCTGCAGCGATTGCAGTTTGAGCAGAAGTTGAAGTTGCACCAGTTTCACCTGTGAAGGCAGTACCAGTTGCAGCTGCAATAATCACATCATCCATTGCTCTACCCATTGCCATAGCAGCAGCTTGAGCATAAGATGAAGTAGGATCAATTAAGAGTCTTACTTTGTCTTGTTG